ATTAGTGCAAGAACGTAGACAACGTTTAGATATTGTTAGACAACAACGTATTCAACAAGGTACTATGGAAGCAGGAACTGCAGCAGCAGGGTTAGGTATGCAAGGTACATCAGGATTTGTAGGTGCTACAGGAGCTATACAATCACAAGCTACTGCTAACTTAGAAGCAATTAATATGGCATCAGGAGCTTCTACAGCTATAGGACAAGCAAGTCAAAGAGCAGCAGATTATACTACTGCAGCTAACTTAGCCTCAGGTAAACAAACTATGTACTCTAACTTAGGTACACTAGGTCAGAATATATTTAAACAAAGTAATGAAATAGCTAACATTTTTAAATTTGAAGTTTAAATAATATATGGAAAATCAAATACAGAATAATTTAACTATAGATCAAAATACAAATGTTCCTTTATATGAAGCAACAGAATCTATAGAAGAAAATCAAAGAGCAGTTAAAGATAATGATGCGTTTTATGCTACAGCTTTAATGCCTTCTGAAGATCCTATTGAAATGTATGATAATCTTTTAGAAAATATTTATTCTGTAGGAGATTCTGAAGTTGTTCAAGCATTAAGATCTGAATATATACAAAGTAAAAACTTAGAGCAAGCAGGTTATGTTGAATCTCTTATTGCTGATACTACTTTAGATAGAAATACTAAACGTAAATTATTATCTAACTCTTTAAATTATAATAAAGATAGAGGTACATTACGTTCGGCTTATTTAGAAACTATGTCTATGCAAGAGATGGCTGAACAAGATTATTCTGATCAAGAAATAGAACACATGACTTTAAGATTACATGCTATAAAGACAGAAGAAGACTTTAATGCTATGCTTAAAGATGTAACAGGTATGATACGAGGTGATATACCTTTACCTAATGTATCTCAACAAGAAATAGATCAACTAAAAGATCCTAAATTTTTAGAAAACTTTTTAGAAAATGTTTGGGATCCTGTAATAGCAGAACCTGCAGCTTTGATTCAAACTCTTGTAATAGGTTTATTACCTTATATTGGAGAAATTGCAGGTACTGGTGCCTCATGGGCATATAAATCTTTAACTGAAGAAGAGAAAGTTAATGTTAGTAAACAACGAGAAATTGCTAGAAAAGTTATAGCAGAACATGGTGGTGATTGGTTATTAGAAACTTATCAAGACTTTATAGGTTTACTTGGCATTGAAAAAGAAGACCTTGAACAAGCCTATATTACTAAAGGTTTTACTAAGTTAGATGAGGGTTTAACATGGGTTGCTGAAAAAATTACACCTGATGATGTAGATAAATCTAAAATCTTTCTTGAGCTATTAACTGCAGCAGCTATTCCTGGACTTAAAAAAGGATCTAAATTATCTAAAGATGCTTACTTACGTGTTACTGATCCTAATGCTTATCAAATAGTTAAGATGTTAGAAAAAGATCCTAAGCTTTCTAAAGTAGCTAAACCCTTTTTAGAGGATTCTAAAGTTAGAACAATAGAAGATTTAGGATTTAAAGTACCTAAAGACTCTCCATTAGATCAAACAATAGCTTCTAATAAAACTGCAGCTAAAGGATTAATTGAATCTTATATGACTGATCCTTCTACTAGAGCTATTAAAGCTACGAAATATGAGTTATCAGATTTTATATCTGCTTTTATGGTTCCTGCAATAGTACGTAAACCTTTTACTAGCGAATATTATGATGCTACTAGTGCTTTTAAAGCACTTAAAATAGAACAAGAACGTGCTGCATATGACTTTGTTATTAATGAACACTTAGTAGATCAAAATAGTCGTAAAGTTTGGTTAGAAGAAAACATGAATGTAGTTAATGATTCATTGTTAGATACTAAAATAGACTTTGCTCCTTCTAAATCTAAGTTATTAGTAGATGAGACTGGTATTAATATGCAAGCAGTCTTTGATGATGGTGGATTTAATTATCGTTCTTATGCAGATGCAGTAGAAGCTGCTAATCTTCTTAAAGAAAAAGTTAGAAACCTTGCTGAAGATCCAGGTGAGATCTTTGTTGAGGCTTTAGACCATCGTGGTGATGTTATTGGTGTATTAGAAACAGGTAAATTAGCTGATTTTGTTGCAGATCCTACTAATCCTGCTGTAGGCTCTACTAACTTTAGAGTTAAATGGCAACGTAAAGGTACTCACTTTGATGAAGTTAGACAAGCTTCTGAAGGGTTTGGTCAAAAACCTTATAGAGATGTAAGTTTCTTTGGTATGAAAAAAGCTGAAGCAGCTTTATCTAGATTCTTTACAGGTTTATTTGAGAATCCTTTATGGAATTCTATTGCAGCTTTTGGTAGAAGTGGTAAACAATTAGAACAAATATCTACTATGTCCCACATGAGGGCTGAACGTCTTGTTAAATCACAATTAGAAATTTTAGGTAAGAATCTTAAGCTTACAAATAAAGAATTTAGACATGATCTTAAAAAACTATATGATGAAATGCAAGATCGTTCTGATTTATTTACATTAGATGAAATCTTTACAGTACTTGATCGTAATGTTGAAGCATCTCATGCTAGAGATTTACAAAGTGCTTTATTTTTAACTAGACAAATAGAAAGATTTAACTATAATTTACTTAATAACTATGAAATTAATAGATATGTTAAACAAGGCTTTAATAACTTTTTAGATCTTAGAGATGTAGATGGTAACTTAAGTCGTAGAATGGTACAACAAGAGTTTCAGTTTCCATTTGATAAAGATACAGGAGCATTAAAACCTGTAAATAAAGTATGGGATACTCAAAGAGGGGAAGCTATAGACTTTGTGCCTCATAAAGCTAATGATAGTAAAGTAGCCATTAAACAATTTATATATGAAAATGATAAACCTACTAAACAAATAATAAAATTAGCAGAAGACTTTGTAGATAGTTCTGGTAGACGTTATGAATATGCTACTGTACCTACAGGTATTAAGTTTAAAGGAACTCCTGATTGGATTGTTCCTACAAGAACAGGACATTTACCTAAACTTTCTGAAGGTACCTTCTTTATTAAAGTAGTTCCTAAATTTGTAGAACGTAATGGTATTAGAATGCCAGGTAATGAATCTTATAGTAAAACTATAGCTATGTTTAAAACAGAAACAGAAGCTAAACGTTGGTTAGAAGCTAATGAAGGTAAATTACCAGAGTTAGATGCTAGTAAATATGACTGGGCTACTAAAAAAGCAGAAGAGTTAGCACCTTCTGATAACTTACAAGCTAATATTTTACGAGCAAACCGAGAAGTTAGATCAGGTAAAGCAAGATCTGAAAAAATGTACAATGGTATCTATGCAGATCCTCTTGAAAGTTTTATTCTTAGTACACAAAGACTAGGAACTGATGCGTATATGCAACCTGTTATAGATCAAATGAAAATAGCATGGTATGAGCACTATAAAGATAAAGTAAACTTTATTGAAAGACAAGGAGAAGGTCCTGGAGAGTTTACAGCTACTAAAACTAATGGTCCTTTAGATAGATTTCCTACTAATAAAGCAAGTTTTACAGAAAAAGCAGGTAGATCTGCTGACTATAAACAAGCTTTAGTTGAATGGGAAAGACTTGCTGTAATGCAACAAGGTCATGGAGGACAGTTAGGTGCTAAGTATTTATCTATGTTAGGTAATGTTATTGGTGAAGTAACAGATGCTCCTGCTACTTTATACTTATCTAAGTTAGCACGTAAACTAGAACGTAATCCTGAAATGGTTATTGATTATCCTAAACGTGTAGTTACTACATTTAAAATTACATTAGCTGCTATCTGGAGAAACTTAACATTACAGCCTATTGGTATTTTTGGTCCTATGTTAGTTGCTAATCCTCAAGAGTTTATGACTACTCTTAGAAATGCAGCAGCTTCTGTACATTATAGAGTTATGCAGAATGATACTTTTGGTAAGTACTCTAAGTATAATGAAGCTATTCATAAATTTGGATACGAACAAAATAATGTACTTAAATTAAATTCTAAAGAAGGTATTTTATCTACACAAGATCATGCTTTTATTAATGATTACTGGCAAAAATCTGGATATGGTGTAATAGGAGATCATATATTATCTAAAGGTTTATTCAGTGCTAGTGTAGAAACTTTAGGTAGTACTTCTACATTTAGTAGATATGCAAGTAGAGCTCTTCAAGGTTATAATAAAATTGGTTTTGAACTTGGTGAGTTTATGAACAGAGCAGGTATGTGGCATGCAGCTAGAGAAGTATGGATGCAACAGAATCCAGGTAAAAACTGGAGAACAGCCCAAGCTATGGAAATGATTACCATGGAAGCTCATAAATTAGCAGGCTCTATGACAAAACAAAATACTTATGCGTTTCAAAGAGTACCTATTTTATCATACATAGGACAGTTCCAAGCTTTTGGTATGAAAGCATCTGAATCTATTTGGAATAAAGGAGCTTCTCCTTTTAGTCCTAAACAAAGAGCAGCTTTAGCTATGTATAACTTAGGTGTATTTGGTGTACGTGGTGGTATGATCTATGGGTTAGGCGAACTGCTTATGGATTATTTAAATGCTTCAGGAGCTAGTGATATTGCAGATAAACTAGATGAATTAGCTTTAACTAGATTAGTTATTAATAATGTAGCTGATGCTATTATGCCTACTTATGATCAAGAAGGTAACTTAATACAATCTACTGCTGATATAGCTGCAGTTTATAGCCCATTTGGTACAGAAGCAGGTGGTGTTTATAGATCATTTTGGAAAACAGGAGTCGTTATATTTGGTGGAGATGTACCTGGTTATCAATTAAGTCCTGCTACACGTACTGCTGTTCAAGCTATAGATACATATCAACTTATGTCTGCTATGTGGCAAGACGATAAGACTCCATTAGGAGAAAAACTAGGTAAGAGTTTAATACAATTATCTAGACTATCCTCAGGAGGTAGTTCTTTATGGAATACTTATATGTATAACCAACTTCAAGAAAAGATTTCTAAGACTGGTCAATCAACAGGGGTACCTGAGTCTAACTTTGATAGGTATTCTAGACTATTCTCAGTACCTAATGACAAAGATAGAGAGCTTTTTGAAGCATGGAGAGGTATTACTGATGAAGAGAAAAAATATAAAAAAATGGCAGAGGTATGGTGGCAGTCTCAGTTAGTATTACATGGTACTCAAATGACATTTGGTGAAATAACTGAAGCGTTTAAAGGTGCTAACAATCTTATGGAACTAACAGAAAACCAAAAAGATTTTTTCTGGGAACATTTAATTACTCTAGACAATAGAAGAGTTAACTCTAGGTTAGATTCGTTCTTTAACGATATACTAGCTAGACGTAGAATACATGCTAATCCTAAGTATAGTCCTGAAGAGATAAGAGCTATGAGAGCTTTTGTTAAACAAGCAGGTAATACAGAATTAGCTAGAAATATTAAACCAATAGTAGATCAACTAGAACAAATAAAAGAGGACTAACATGGCACTTTTTGATACAACAAAACAATCAAGTATATATCCAGGACTAAACCCTACTCAAGGAGTAGTAGATCGTAGTGGTTTAATAGACGACTCTGCAATTTCTACATTAGCAGGAATTACTAAAATAGGTTTAGAAGGAGCTGTTGAATTAGATCGTCAAGGTGTTGTTAATGAGGCTACTGCTACAGCAGAAGCTTTCGCTGATGATTACTTATCACGTAGTCCTTCAGAACAAGCTTACTTAGCCTCAGAAAAAGTAGAGTTAGAATCTCAATTAGCAGGAGCACCTCAAGAATTAAAACCTCAGTATATGAAACGTTTAGAAGATGTAGAGAAACGTATAAGTAATGCTCAAGCTCAGGGTATTATGTCTCCTTATGAATCTGCTAGACGTATTACACAGTTAGGTCAAGACTTAGCTGCTGAAAATCCTGTATATGCTGATGAAATAGCTAGTCGTATTAATAAGACTTTACAACGTAAAGGTTTAAATGATGTCTTACAAGCAGATCAAAAGCTATTACTTGCTCAACAAAAACGTATTGAAGATAGATATAATTATATAACTGAAACTATTAAAGATGATGTATTAGATCCTTATGCGTTAACAGAAGAAGAAAGATATAGTAAATTTATTGAAGTTCAAAGACGTAACTTAAATGTTAATAGTATGGAAAAGTTTATTGCAGATAAAGAACTATTAAAAACATATTCTAATGCAGACTTTATGGATAAAATTAATCAGATGGGTGGATTTGCAGGAGTTAATGAAGCTGTCTTTACATCTGTTACTGATGGACTAAAAGCTATTGCTTCTAACCCTAACATTAAATCTTTTCAAGAAAGAGTAGATGCTAATAGAAAAATACTTCAAGCAGCAAGAAATGAATATCAAGTTATTGTAGATAGATTACCACAAGATAAAGAGCAAACTAAAACATTCATTAAGAATATGGAAGCTATGTTTACTCGTATGGAAAAATATGCAGATGAAGATTCTACAGTAGAAGGTCTTAAAAAACTTAAAAATAATACTGAGTCTATTCTTAAATCAGATATACAAAGTAATTTTTATACCCAGTTTGGTACTACAACAGAAGCTATGGAAGCTCTTAACATGTATTTTGATGTTTATAATAAAGCTAAAGGAGCTAAGTTATTAAGTTCAGAGTTAGAACAAAAAGTAAATACTATGTTTAGTAAGTTTATGGACTCTGCTTTAGTTAATAAAAATTATTTATCAGACTCTGAAAAAGATTTAGTTAATGATCCTGGATTTATAGCAGCAGCTAAACATGGTATAACTATTCTTAATAAAGAACAGTCTCCTGGACATGTTAACTTAGTTGCTAATTATCTTAAAATGCTTAATGATAAAGACCCTCAAGGAGAAGCAGCTTCTAAAGTTAAAGGTTATGATGAGTATATGAAGAACATAGCTAATATAAATAGTGATGCTTTTTCAACTATAACAAATGATAACAATATGTTTAGTGATGAGTTAGAAGAAGGGCTTATGCAATACAATCAATTAATAACTATTTCATTAAAAAATCAAACAGATAATAAAGATGTAGCTATTAATATAGATCCTAGAGGAATGCTACGAGCTCCTGAAGATCCTGTATTAGATCGTGAACTAAATAGGATTAATACTTACATTAGAATTAGAGCTAAGATGGAAGGCAAAGATCCTAAGGTTATAGTTAAAGAGGTTTTAGCAAATGAGTTTAAAGGTTTGGAGTTTAATCTTGGCAATTAATATAACAGAAATGGGTTTTGCTGATCGTCTTGCACAGCGAGATAACTACAATATAGATTTATCACAAACTCTTAATACTATGAGAGGAGAAGGAACTAAGCCTTATGTTGCTGAAATGATTCCTACTACTGATAAGTCTATGAGTGGTTACTTAGGTCCTGTTAAATCTAAAACAGGTAGAACTATGACTGAGTTTTCTATGGACTTAGATGTTAAGCAACCTGATGGCTCTGTAAAAGAAATGAGAATACCTTCTTTAGTACCTGGTCTTAATCAATCTGATGTAGATTTATTAGCTACAGATGAAGAACTTATGGAAGCTCCTGAAGAAGAGCGTATTAAGTTTAGAGAAGATAACAAAGATCAGTTTAATAAGATATTTAAAACTGCCTCAACACATGCAGAACGCAGACTAGCTGAAGGTAAAAGTGCTTATTATCAAGACGATGAGCCTACATCTCCTCTTGTTAACTATGAAGGTAAAGATGTAGATATAGATCTTAAGACTCAAACACAAAACTTATTAAAAGAAAAAGGCTATACTCCTACTGCAATAGCAGGTATTATGGGTAACATTGATGTAGAAACTGGAGGTACATTTAACTTCCAAGAAAAACAACGTGGTGGTAAAGGCTATGGAGTATTTCAATTTGACTTTTTAAATCCTTATTATCAAAAGTATTTAGAAAAATCAGAGAAA